AAACAATGTCAAGATTGTATAGGCATTCTGAAAGACCTTTGCAGGTGACTTTGTCTGGTGCTCCTAGTAGCGCTAGTTCTACTTCTATTAACCTTGCTACTGGTGATGCTTCTAAGTTGTCGATAACGGACGTTATTGAGATTAATCAGGAAGCGATGCTTGTTACTGCTGTTAATACAAGTACTGATATTGTTACTGTTTCTAGGGGTTACGCTGGTACTACTGCTTCTGGGGATCATCTTGCTACTGATCCTGTTCTGGTTCAACCAGGGCATTTAAGAGCTGATGTTTCTAGGTTTGTTCAGCGTTGTTTGTCTGGTCCTATGGGTGTTTATTTACCTGCTACTAC